AGTTATGGAGAAGGATTTCTCTTCTCCGTCTGGTTGTTGGGAATGTATTACATCAAACTTAGGATGGACAAATATTTCCAATAATCAACTATAAATCCTAATATTATCTCCCGTTTTTAAGGTTCTAGTCTTATATTGACTAGAACCTTTTTTATATGTCATGAGAAGTTCAAGATCATCTAAAACAATCTGTAGGTATCTTGGTTTCAATAAGAATATATTTCTTCTATTTGTTTGTAGTTCCTCTTCATATTGATAATTTGTTATTTCTTTAACTGGATATGATGTAGTATATCCACCATTATCAAAGTATGTGATACTATAATCAGAAGGAACTCTAAGACCTGGAGTTACCATTACAACACCGTCACTATTTTGAGTTTCTACAGTTTCGTAATGGTGAGTTGAGTATAGATTATCATAAGTATCATACTTTTCTAGGACGAAGGAATCAAATCCCCTTTGAGTTAATGGCCATTCTGTTTGAATATTTTGAATATTATTACAAACTAAAACCAACCAATCTAAATTTTGATCACCATAAAATTCAGCTGCAACATTATCAGGTCTATCGTCTCCTTTAATTTGATACTTTGAGAACACAGAAAGATCTTGAAAAATATCTTCTCTGAGTTTGCCTCTTTTAAATAGATTTTTTACAGGAATGTAGTCGGATATATTAGCATCTGGAAGCCTACTAACATATTCAAAATTTGGAACTCTGTTGAAGTAGTTTGACATTTTTAGAATCCTATTGCGTCTGCGGGAATATCGCCATCATCATAATCTTCGAAGAATACAGGCTCAAGTTCTTTCATTGACATTGATATTGTATATGATGTCATAACTCCATCTTCATATGTAGAGTAGTTTCCATCTGGAGTATAATCAACCTCAAATGATGTCATTGCACATTCTTTCATTCTTCCAATAAATTTATGTTCACCTGATCCACCGTTTCCTCTATGAAGATAGTGTACCTGGAAAGTATTTGGTGCTTTTAAGAATAGGTTTGCAGATTCTCCACCACTTCCACCACCTTTTTGTGGTGCCATATTTTGTTTGAAGAATCTAATAATTGCTACAATTTCTTTTGCTTCATCTGCGTTCCTTGCAGACATTCTAAATTGAAAAGAGAATGGTCTTAGTGTTGGTTTTTGGAAAAGAAGTTCAAGGTTAGGATTAATGATCTTTCCTTGAGTTCTTGATAAGAGTCCTTTTACCTGAGAAGCACTTTCTGCAAATTTAGTTCCTACTGCTGTTTCAAAAGCTGCTGTGTCTCCTTTTATTTGGTCGGCTACTCCTTTTAAGGATTTGGAAAATCCATCTGAACCATTAAAGATAGTATTTAGTGCTATCCCTGCAGCTGCTATTTGAGCAGGATCCATTGTTTCTTCGCCCCAACCAGCAGCATTTTGATCTTTGATACCAGATTGAATAGGAAGAGTTACTGTTCCCTTGCTTCTACCACCTGTAGTTCCAACTGGAACTCTGGGTCTACCTCCAAAAGTGAATCCAGATAATTCTTTTACTGCATATGAGAGTGCAGTAAATTGTATAACATCCTGTCCTTCTGCTATAGTTTTAGGATACTGCATAGTCCCAAAGTCTCTAGTATTACTAGTTGACGTTGGTGATGCAGCTTGTGAATCTCCAGATTCTGGTTGTGTAGCTGTATTTTTTGAACTATCAATAATTTTACTTTTCTCTTCAGGTGATATAAATGGTTCTTTATCTATTTTTTTCTGGATATTAGCATCAATATTTTTTTGAATATCAGTTCTTTTACTTGAACTAAGATCATTTTTTAAATCAGCACCTGCAACATCATCCATATCAGGATATTTTGGATCAGAGAATTGATATGTTTTTCCTCCATCCTTTGTAATTGCTGCAGGTTGCCATTTATTATCTTTAATTATATAAACTACACTTTCAGATCCCGTTATTGCTGTTCCATTTTCTGCTTGAGATACTGTTGTAACAGTTGAATGATAAATTCCTGTTCCTGAACTGCTTCCCATCGCACCAGGTTTTTTACCGACTTCAGTTTTTGATTGACCAGAACAAGCTATAGATCCGGGTGGACACGGAGGGGTTCCTGCACCTTTAGCCCAATCGAATAATCCCATTTATCGACTACTTATTTTATCTATTTAGCACCATTTTCTTATAGTTTAGTGACATAAGGTCATCAAGTTCTTCTTGTTGGACAACATAAACTTGACTTCCTAGTTCTGCCCAAGTATATTGTCTATAATCTCTGAGGTGAAAGTTAATTCCACGAAATCCCCATGGTAATATATCACTTACTGCAACTAATGGGTGTTGATCATATTTTAGTTTAGGTGTCTTTGCAAAGTATTTGAAGGTACATATAGTTCCTGCTTCAGGTATTGGTGTCACAGTATCATTCAATGCATATAGTATCAAATCCATCCTATCTTCAAGATCTTTTTCAGATTTAAACTCTTGAATGTTAGGTTCTATGCGGTTCATTTGATTCCGAGTTCGTCTTCTGTGATGATCTTAAAATTAATTCTTCTGTCCTCACAAAACTCAACTGCTGCTTTCCACTTTGCTTGATTGACCGCATATGTTTTACATTCATAAATGTAAGACTTAGTAACCCTTGATTTCTTTTTGGGTGCTATTGTCTGCCTTTTTGGTTTTACTTCTATTACATAGGTCTTAATATGACCTGCACTTTCTTTTACTTTCATTATAAAATCTGGAAAGTAACGATGAACTCTATTATCTAGTGGTGAGACATAAGGAATATAAAATTCTTCACTACCCCACTCAAGAATGTTTTCGTTTAGGTCACAGTAACGGCAAAACTTTCTTTCCCAACTACTACGACATATGATATTATTGGAGTTTCCTTTATATTTTTTAGGAAATGATGGTTTGTATTTACTTTTAACACTTTCTCCCATACATAGTATACAAGGTAAAAACTATTTATAAATGCCTAACAGAAAAACATTTAGTGATATAAAAGCAACAATACTGAAACCTGCGATGACCTCGCAGTTTATGGTGTACGTTGACTTTCCTACTAAAGTTATATCATACATGAAGGAACCTCCTAGGAGTCTTGCAGATCCTCAAGGTGGAGTTCTCAGAGGTGGATTAAACCTTGCATGTTCTGAAGCATCTCTTCCAGGATCTTCTCTAGCAACTTTAGAACTTACTAGTGATCGCACTGGTGTGACTGAGAGGCATGTGCATAGAAGAATGTTTGACGAAAGAATTGATTTAACATTCTATGTTGATGCAGATAATTATCTTCCAATTAGAGCATTTGAATTCTGGAAAGAATATATTACTGGAGGGAATACTTCGACTAAGTTGGATGATGCTACTCATTTTTATAGAATGAATTATCCTGATAATTATATGACCGGAGCAGGAGGAGAAACTGGTGGTGGTGGTGGAGAACTTAGGGTTGTAAAATTTGAAAGAGATAGTGACGGATCATTTAGAGGAAATACTGGTATCATTAATGGAAGTCAAAATGGACTTACATATAATTTTGTAAGGGCATTTCCCATAGCAGTTGCATCTATGCCTATTTCTTATGAAGCATCTTCACTTTTAAAATGCACAGTATCAATGACATATATTAGATACTTCATATCTAATGGACTAGGAGATTCTGATAGTAATCCAGCACCAACATCTTCATCTCAAACTCCTGCTTTGAATAAAGAAAAAAATACTAATGAATATTATAATAACTTTGGGGATAATAGTCAAAATGCAACTAACTTTTCTGATTTTGTTGACGGTTCAAGTCTTAGTATCTACGGAGAATCTATTGCATAACTACAATAAATAATCACACTGAAACACATCTATAGGTCATTATGCCATTACCAAAAATTGTTGCCCCAACTTATGAACTTGAGTTGCCATCTACAGGACAAGATATCAAATATAGACCTTTTCTGGTAAAAGAAGAGAAGGTTCTTGTTATTGCATTAGAGAGTGAAGATACAAAACAGATCACTAATGCGATTAAGTCAGTTATTAAAAACTGTATCCTCACCAAAGGAATTAAAGTAGAGACACTTCCTACATTTGATATTGAGTATCTGTTTCTTAACATCCGTGGAAAGTCTGTTGGAGAAACTGTTGAAGTAAATATTATTTGTCCTGATGATGAAACTACTCAAGTTCCTGTGACGATTGACCTTGATGAGATTAAAGTTCAGAAGAATGATGATCATGTAAATCAAATAAAGATTGATGATCAAATTACAATGGTTATGAAGTATCCTTCATTGGAACAATTTATTAAGAGCAACTTTGACTTCAAAGATCAAAATGCTATGGATCAATCATTTGAATTGATTGCA